ATCGCGGTGATGGATCTATATCCGGTCGGCGAGCAGTTTCTGCAAAAGCTGACTTTGCAGCAGATGTTGCTCAACGCCGCAAAAAACGCATCAGGGCTCTCTGCCTCTGGCACTTTAAGTCAGGCGGAGGGCCCGGATACTGCGAAGGATGCCGGGAAGAAGGCGCGTCCTGCGCGCAAGGCCGCAAAGGCATAGATGACGATCTTTGCCCTTACCAGAAACATGCCCTGCAAACAGCGGAAGAACACCAAGCCTGGGATGTGCTCAATGCCTGTCTTGGGCAACTGCGGTTTACACCGTCTGGTCATGTTGCGGGCATTGATATGAGCGCGGCACTAAAAATTTCTGAGGTTCGGGGCTTTGAGACAGACATCATGTCGGAACTTTTGAGCGCGGCAGAAAATGGCTTGGTTGAAGCTATGAACCAGAAAGAAACAGATTAATGGCTAAAGCCAAACACACCTATGCGATCCGCCTTAGCGTTGACGGTGGTGGCAAGGTCAAGGCAGAGCTCATGGATGTGGGCCGCGCTGGTGACAAGTCCCTCAAGAAGATTGAGAAGGCTGGCGGCAAAGCATCGCTGGGCCTCACCAAGCTATCTGATCGCGCCCAGACTCTGGGCCGCAACATGAAGTTTCTCTATGGAGCAATTGCCGCCGCCGGGGCCATTCGTGGCCTGCAAGAAATGGTTAAACTCTATGCTGACTTTGAAGCCGGTCTGATCGGTGTTGGCAAGACGGCAAACCTGTCCAAGGCAGAATTGGCCTCACTGGGTCAGGACATCGATGCGCTTTCCAAACGCATCCCCGTGGCCACCGACGAACTGTTGGCTATTGCCCAAAGTGCCGGTCAGTTGGGGGTGAAGGGTGCCGCCAATATTCTGAAGTTCACGGAGACTGTGGCCAAGCTCGGCACGGCGACGGACTTGTCCGGCAATGATGCGGCCATGGCCTTGGCCCGCATTCTCAATGTCACCGGTGAGACGATGGACACCGTGGATGTGCTGGGATCGGTGATTGTCGCCCTCGGCAATAACTTTGCCGCCACGGAAAGCCAGATTACAGAAATGACCACCGAGATTTCACGGGCAACCGCCGTCTTTGGCGTGAGCTCTGCCCAAGCCTCGGCACTGGCGGCGGCATTGGCTTCCGTTGGTGTCAAATCCGAGGTGGCAGGCACATCGGTTGGTCGGGTCATGCATATGATGGACGCTGCCGTTCGCAGTGGTGGCAAGCATCTGGATATTCTCTCGAAGACCACAGGCCAAACTGGTGCACAAATCAAAACCTTGTTCCAACAGGATTCCACGGCAGCCTTCGTGCTGTTTATCGAAGGGCTAAAACGGATCAGCGACGCCGGGGGATCAGCGGCAGAAGCCATGGCGGCACTAGGTTTGTCCGATCAGCGATTGTTAAAAACACTGCCGGTACTGGCAAGCCGTGCCGACCTGCTGGCCACAGCCCTTAATCTGGCCAGCCGTGAGACCGAGAACGCCACGGCTCTGAATGAGGAAGCGGCAAAAGCATTCGAGAGCCTGAACAGTCAGACCGAGCTGATGTGGAATAACATTAAATCTCTGGCGCGTTCTATCGGTGAAGACTTGGCTCCCGGGGTGACCACTGCAGTTAAAGAGCTAGGCAGTCTGGCCAATCAAGCCAGCATTGCCTATGAGCAATTAAAGCTTCTGGCCCAGGGTGATTTTAACTTCGATGGCCTGAGCCTCGGTAGCACCCGCTCCATTGTCGCGGAACGCCGCCAGGAATTACAGGAAATTGCCCGCGAGCTAAAAGAACTGGGGGATGTCGGGTTTATGGACGATCCCCTTGGTTGGGGCCGTAAGGTGGCTTTGGAACGCCAGCTAAAGGAAAAAACAGCCATCTATCAGCAATGGGCCGCAAAGCTTGCCTGGATGCAGAGAGATATGGGCGGCAAGCCAAAACCAAAAACCAGCACACCCACAGATGATGGCACGGTGGAGATTGATATCAAGGCGGCTCAAGCCCGAGCGGACCGCATCAGCAAGCTTGAAAAAGACCTGCAGCGACAGCTGTTCACCCTGACCCATCAGGGGGCAGATCGTATTCGGGTTGAATATGAACAACTGGCAAAAGACGTTCAGGCCTTGTTGGCCCCGGACAGCAGTAATCAATCCCAGGTCGATGCATTGATGGATCAAGCCGCCTCTGTTCGCGATGCCAAGCTGGCACGTCTTGCCGCCAAGGCACAGGAAGCAGCGAACCGTATCGCTGAGGCCAATCGTAAGGTTATCGATGGACTGCGCGCCGAGCATGACGCGCTGGCCATGACCGACAAACAGCGCTTTGTCTCTCAGGCTCTGCGGCGATTATCAGCCGAGGCCACGGACGTTCAACAACGCCAGGTGCGGCAATTAGCAGGAGCCTTGTTTGAAGAACAACAGGCCATAGAAGCCCGTAACAAGGCGGAAGAGGATGCGAACAAGCTGAGGGAGAAGGGAAAATCCCTCACGATTAGCCTGCGCACGACGCAACAAGCCTACAAAGCCGAAATCGCCGATCTGAATAAATTATTGGCCGAAGGAGCCATTGCCCAGGAAACCTTCGCCCGAGCGTCCGAGCAAGCCTATGAGCGCATACTGAATGCCAGCCAGGATTGGTCGGCAGGTGTTTCCCGGGCCTTGCGTGATTACGGCAAACAGGCAGGTGATGCGGCACAGATGTTCGAGGATGTGACCTCCAGTGCCCTGAAAGCTTCTGAAGATGCGTGGGTCAACTGGGCCCGGACCGGCAAGCTGTCGGTGGAGGACTTCTTTACGTCATTGGAAGAGGCAGCACTCCGGGCGGCCTATCGGCTTTTGATCTTCAAGCCCATGGAAAGCTTTCTCGAAGGGTTGATTGGCAGCTTCAGTTTTGATTTTTCCAGCTCGTCCGGCCTGACCGCCCCCAATAACGGTGCCGGGCTGGCTCCTCAGTTTCGCAGCACGGCCTTTGCCCATAGTGGTGGCATGATCGGTGTGACGCCACTTGCCCATCGCCCGGTCGACCCCGCCGTATTTAACAATGCGCCCCGGTTCCATTCAGGGGGACTGGTCGGCGGCGAAGTGCCGGTCATTGCCAAGAAAGGTGAAGTCATCGGCTGGCCCGGCCAGATGCGCGAGGCCTTTGGCTCCGACGTGGTGGTTCAAATCATTGATCAGCGCAGCAAAGGGGAAAAGCCTGAAGTCTCCAATGAGCGGGGACCGAACGGCAAACAGATGATCCGGGTTTTAATCCGCGACGAAGTTAATCGCGGTATCGGCCTGGGGGCTTTTGACAATGCCATGGGCAGTTCCTTTGGCATCAACCGGCGGGGCGTCACGAGATGACGACAACAAGAGTCGAGGAAGGCCGCAGGCCTGACATCCCTGAGGACCGCTTCGGAAGTGTAGCTTTCAGGGCGGGGGAAATATGATGATCGTCTGGCCTGCTTCCTTGCCGCAAGAACCATTGCTGCAAGGTTTTGGTGAACAGGTTCCCAATACGGTGATCCGTTCACAGATGGAGGCTGGACCATCCAAGGTGCGGCGACGGTTTACAGCGGGCGTGCGCAATATCGATTGCCAAATGCGCCTGACGGCAGACCAGCTCGAAACCCTGGATGCATTTTTTATGACGACCATTGCCGGGGGAGCCTTGTCCTTTGACTGGAAGCATCCGCGCAATGGCACAGCCGTGACGTTCCGGTTTATCGAGCCGCCCAGCTATAGCCCGGTGGCGCGTGGGACGGTGTGGCATGCGTCTTTGAGGCTGGAGATATTGCCGTGACAAGATGCGAGAAGGACCGCAGGTCCGACAGGGAAATAATGAGGGAGCGAACGCAGTGAGCAGGACGTTATCATTAGCGGCCCGCAAGGCGGTCAATGCCCAGGAAACTGACGAAGTCTTTTTGCTGCTGTTGACGCTCGATCATGAGGACATCACCGAGCCCATCCGAGTGGTCAATAACACGGTCGATATCGTCAGCCAGGGCGAAACATATATTGCCTATCCGTTCGAGATTGCCTTGCCGGATGAAGACGCCGAAAGCGTCGCCCGCGTGACACTGCGCATTGATAATGTGGACCGGAAAATTGTCAAAAGCCTGCGCAGCATTTCTTCACCCTTATCGGTTGGTCTTGAGGTGGTGATGGCCGCATCGCCAGATACCGTTGAGGCAGGGCCCTTCAACATGACCCTGGTATCGGCGGAATATGATGCCTTGACCGTCACCGGCGAGCTGGCTTTCGAAGATGTGCTCAACGAGCCGTTTCCGGGGCATGCCTATGTGCCAAGCGATTATCCGGGTCTGTTCTGATGATACCGCTATGGGTGAACAATTATATCGGCCTGGCCTTCAAGGAGCATGGCCGGGATCGGGACAGTGTCTATTGTTGGGGGCTGGTGCGTCTCGTGCTGGCCGATCAATTTGACACGGTGCTGCCCTCCTATGCCGAGGGTTATGAATCTACCGAAGACGCCAAAGACATCGGTCGCCTTGTTCGGGGCGAGATGGACCCGTGGCGTCAACGGGTGCTCGGTGAGGAACGCCCCGGCGATGTTGTGCTCATGCGCATGATGAACCAGCCCATGCATGTGGGCGTGGTGGTCGCCGGGCGATCCGATGGCAGCTGGATGTTACACATTGAAGATGGCATCGATGCCAGTTTGGAAACTTATGACGGTGCCAAATGGCGTCGTCGAGTATTGGGAATCTATCGTTATGACGGATAAGGGAAACGCGCTGCGCCTGATCGCCTGCCCACACCCGTTCTCCGCCGAGCGTATCGATCAGGCTATCCCTGTGGGCGGTACTATCGCCGATATCATGGACGGGCTCTTACTTGATCCTGTCCTCCTCGCCCATGCCCATGTCTGGATAATGGATGGGGAAATGATCAGTGACCCCATCCCGGTGCCTCGTGACCACTGGGTGCGTGTGCGTCCCAAGGCTGGCACCATCGTCACCCTGCGTGTTGCCCCGGGCAAAGGCGGAGGGGGCGGTAAAAGCCCGCTGCGCACTATCCTGACCATTGCCGTTGTCGCCGCTGCCTTTGTGCTGGGCCCGGCTATGGGTGCGGCCATGGGCCTGCCGACGGAAGCGGTGATCTTCGGTCAAACCATCAATCTCGCAGCCGCCGTTGGTGGAGCCGCCATCACCATGGTTGGCAATCTGATCGTTAATGCCATCGCACCGCCGCCACGGCCAAAGCTTGCAGAGCTCTCCATGGGTGGTGCGCAAAGCCGAACCAGTCCGACGCTGGCGATCACCGGCACCCAGAACCGGGCCAACCGTTATGGGGCCGTGCCCAGGGTTTATGGTCGCCACCGGGTGTTTCCAGTATTGGCCGCCCACCCGCATAGTGAGATCGAGGGCGATGAGCAGTATTTGCGCATGCTGTTTGATTTTGGCTATGGCCCTCTGGAACTCTCGGACCTGCGTATTGGGGCTATTCCGCTGACCCAGTTTGAAAGCGTCGAGACAGAAATCCGCCAGGGCTATGACACCGATGCGCCGATCACCCTCTACACCGACACCATTCGCGAAGATCAATATTCCCTGAAAGTGACCAACAATGGTGGCCCGGAAATTCTGGAAACCCGCGATGGGGCCGATGAGGTCATCATCGACATCACGTTTCGCGGGCTGGTGCGCTTTGATGACAACGGCAATCGTCAGGACCGCACGGTTCAGATCAAGATCGAATACCGCCTTGCCGGGACGGCGGACCCCTGGACGGAACACACAACAAACACTTATACGGCGGCCAGCGAACAGGTGGTGCGACGGGGCCTGCGCATTGTCACACCGGCAAGTGGTCGCTATGAGCTACGCTTTACGCGTCTGAGTGAGGATAACACTTCGACCCGGGTTCGCGACGACAGCTTCATCTCGACCATTCGCACCGTACAGCATACCACCCCGGTAAAGACGTCCGGTCGCTGTCTGGTCGCCATGCGCATCAAGGCGACCGATCAACTGAACGGCGTGGTCAATCAGTTCTCTGCGGTGACGCAGGCACTTCTGCCGGTCTGGGATGGAGCGCAATGGGCCAATCAGGCAACCCGGCACCCAGCCTGGGCCTATCTGGATGTTTTGCGCGGACCCGCCAACCGGCGTCCGGTGTCGGATGACCGTCTGGACCTTGCCGGGTTCAAGACTTGGGGTGATGCCACACCGGCGTTTACTTTCGACGCGGTTATTGATTATCCGACAACGGTATTTGAATTACTGCGCGATATTGCCGCTGCGGGTCGGGCCGGGTTTGGCATGCGAGATGGTATGTTTTCTGTTGTTCGCGATGTGGCGCAGTCTGTGCCGATCCAGCATTTTACACCGCGCAACACCATGGGCTTTCGCGGCATCAAAACCTTTACGCAAATCCCCCACGGCTTTAAATGCCGGTTCGTTAATCCGGATCGGGATTGGCAACAGGACGAGGTCATCGTCTATGCGGACGGATACAGCGAAGCCAACGCTAATCGGTTTGAGACATTGGAATTGTTCGGCTGCACAAGTGCTGATCTGGCCTGGAAGCATGGCCGCTATCATCTGGCCGTTGGCAAGCTTCGCCCCGAGACCTACGAGGTTTCCGTCGATATAGACCATCTGGTCTGCACGGCGGGTGATCTGGTCAAGGTTAGCCACGACGTTCCCCTCTGGGGCGGCGGTTGGGGACGGATCAAGGATGTCACTTACGACGTTAATGGCGATGCGGCATCGGTGACGCTCGATGACGTTATGGCCATGGAAACAGGCAAAATATACGCGGTGCGGTTTCGTCATGCCGATGGGGTGAGCTCGGTGGCTTCTGTTGTTACGGTATCGGGAGAAACCTCAGTTCTATCGTTTCTGATCCCGCTTGCCATCTACCTTGCCCCGGAGCCGGGAGACCTGGCCTTGTTCGGTGAGGCGGAGCGCGAAAGCGCGAGTTTGATCGTCAAGGCCATCCGTCATTCAGGAGACTTTCGCGCCACCTTGACCCTGATTGACGCGGCACCAGATGTTCATGCGGCAGACGCCGGTCTCATCCCGGATTTTGACTCGCTCATGACCCTGCCGCCGGAAACCGAGCGCCAGGTGCCAGCGATGCCGGTGATCGAAGATATCATATCGGACGAAGACGCCCTGGTGATTGGCCCTGATGGGCGTGCCCAGTCGCGCATTCTGGTTCGGGTTAGCCTGCCACAAGGCCTGAACAGTTGGGCCGATGTCCTGCAGGCGCATTACAGGCGCACCGGCAGTAATGCCCGTTGGACGGTTTTGCCGGTGGTTCCGGCGTCGAGTGAAGAAATAGCCGTGCAACCTGTCGAAGATAGTGTGGCCTATGACGTTCGCCTTCGGGCGGTCAGTCAGGCCGGGCATGCCTCCGATTGGGCCCTGGTTGAAAACCATGTTGTTGTCGGTAAAACCACGCCGCCATCGGATGTGGCCAGCTTTCAGGCAACACGGCGGGCCGATGGGGTACAGCTCAGCTGGGACCCGGTCAGCGCGCTTGATGTCATTGGCTATGAAGTCCGCGATGGTGAGGCCTGGGACACGGGCAGCGTTGTCACCACCCGGCATCGGGGAACGTCGCTGTTTGTGGCGCTTAATGATGCCGGGGATCATCGTTTCCATATTCGGGCCATCGACGAGCTGGGATTGCAAAGCATCAGTGCGGTCAGTGTGACAGCGTCTGTTGTGCCACCTGCCAACGTCAGCGGCTTTGACGTCATCCCTCAAGGGGAGCATGTGCGCTTTTCCTGGGTTTCCTTGCCTATCTCCGGCGTTGAATATGAAATCCGGGCCGGGGAGAGTTGGGGACAAGGTCGTTTTGTCGGGCGCTCGGGCGGCGATCACCTGGTCTCACTATGGCCGGTTCGCAATGCCGCCGATGAGACCTTCTGGTGTAAGGCGGTTTCTGCGGCGGGTCTTTATAGTCTCACGGCATCGTTTGCCACCACACGGCTCGCTCCCTTGTCGGATCGCAATGTCATTTTGCAAAGTGATCGCAAAACCCTTGGCTGGCCCGGTGTTCTCCATGATCTGGAAATCGCGACCGATGATTTGTTAGCCCTGACCCGAACGGGCGGCGTCAATGCAGCGACGGGGGCCTATTACTTTAACGCCGATTTAGACCAGGTCTTTCGGGCCCGGAACTGGATGGCGTCAAGCATTATCGCCATTCCTTCTGATCCGGCGACCTGGACCGACGCGGCGTTTTTCTGGAACGAAGGGCAAGCCAATGCGCCCTGGTTGCCGGTGGGGGACGCCGATGGAGCCACACTTAAAACCGTCATTGCAGTGAATGCCGCATCGGGTGCGGACCTTGTTGAAGGCTTTTCGCTGGATGGAGATACGGCGGGTCTCAAGGGAACAGGCGCTTCGAGAATACTGGGAGCCGGGTTTGCTGACGCGCGCTTTGCCCAAGGG